CTGCGGCAATGGCGCTGGCGCGGGTTGCGGCTTCCGCTGATAGCCTGAAATTCACACTGCCAGCGGTCGTGTCGGGGGCGTCAATCAGGTTGATGCGCGTGCCCAGCGCGGCATGCAACTCACTGGCAGTGATCTCGCCGGCCAGGGCGTCCAGTAGCAGCGCCACATCCTGCCCGGTGGTGGCTACAACCCCATTGGTGCCGCCAGCCGGGTCGGTGGACAGGAAGCCATCGACCGACTGCCACTTGATCCAGATGCACCAGCGTGTTGCCGGGTCGGTGGCGTAGGAAGAAAACGTGCCCTGAAACCGGTACAACTCCACGGCTTCACTGAATGTGGGTTGCGTCAGGTCAGCTGTTGGCCACTTGGCGCCATAAACAACCGTGACCGCATGGCCGTGGCCCTGGGTGTAAACGGGCGCATCGCAACTGACAAACAGCGATGTGATGGCCGCGTTCACCGCCAGACCGGTCGGCGTCGGCGGTGGCGTCGGGTCGATCACATAAGCACCCGTGACGGGCAGGGCCGGCGTGCTGCCGCCTATGATGCCGGTGTCCATCGATCCGCCACCCATGAGGCCGCGCTGTGCTGCAAGAGACAAATCACGCAGCGTCAGTGCCTTGTCGAGCTTGTCGCCACGGTAGCCGCGAAAGGTCTGAATGACCTCCTGCACGGCCTGCATGACCGTACTCAGATTACTGCCATCGCGTTGTAAGGCTGGTATGTCCTTCAACCGGCTCATGAGGACAAGTCCTCCAAGTTGTCGGCAATCACAATGCCGGTGATGTCGGTCGTGGTGCTGGCCTCAATCTGGTAGTCGCGCGCCATGTAGCCATCGGGCAGCCAGAATTCATCCTCGCTGGTCACGGTCTTGGTCCAGGCGGCCCGGTCATCGGCGTAGAGTTTGAATGTGCACGGGTACACATCGGCAATGACCTTGGCCAGGCTCATGTTGACCGGCTTGGGCATCAAAAACACCTTGCTTTTGTGCGTTACCGTCATGTTGCTGGCCCCGGCGTTCCACTTTTTGATGTTCAGCCCGTCGAGCACGTACATTTCCTCGGACAGCGCATCAAAGAAGGCGGCAGAGTAGCCGGTACTCAGAAAATAGATGCCTTTTTCTGGTTGCAGCGGGTCCAGCATGAAGCCTTTGAGCACGCCAGCGCCCGAGTCGTAGAAGCCAAAATACAGGCCGTTGAACTGGCATCCGACGATGGTGGCCGGGTTGATGGCTTGCCAGTCGTCCAGCAGCATCAGGCCCTCCGTGACCAGGCGCGGCACGCCCACCGAACCCACATAGGCCAGGCCGTCGCTGGTGGCCCAGCAGGCGCCGTGGCCGAACGACACCACAGACTGCGGCGCAATGCAAGCGGCAATGAATTCGACCGGGGTGTCATCCATCGCCTCGGGTGCGCTGCCATACACCAGGCGCGGCCGGCCCGTGGTCAGGATCAGCAGGTTTTTCTGGAACACGGCCAATGCCACCGGGGTTTCCGGGCACAGGGTTTCATAGGCCACCGGCCAGGCGTGCATTTTGTACTGCTCACAGTAGCGCACCGAGTCGCCGCTGATGCCTGCGGCCATGCCGTTCCAGAGCGTGATCAGGTTTTTCAGATCAGCCGGTGGCATCGCATAATCCTTCGATGGCATCGTGTCCGAGCCCACTTCCAGCGCGTTGTCGGTGGTGCTGGTGGCCACAGAAATGTCCTTCAAAAAGAAGAATGCGGCGCCTGTGTCGCCCACTTCTGTGCGGAAAATCCGTATCCGGTCAATGTCGCGCGCCTCACCCGATGGCGGTGCGGCCATATTGGTGATGTCGAAGGTGGCGCCGGGTTTGCAAGTCACCATGGCGCTGACCTGGGGCGGCCCGAGCTCGTCGTGGCTGCTCAAGTAGCAGTAGGCGTAGTAGCGCTCAACATCGTCGCCTGTTCCAGCGGCTGTTTCCGTGACGATGGGCACTGTTGCCGGTTTTGGAATCCCGAGGTCACGGTAGGCGGTCGGAAATGTCCCAGTGGCCAGCCCAATGGCGCTGTCGGTGTACTTGGGCGCGCCCGAGCCGCTGTAATAGGTCCGGTTGACGGGTGAGTCCACAAAACCGCTGATGGCATGCACCACGGTTTGCCATTGCAGCCAGTACACCGTGTCGGTGATGGCGTCGCGCTTGAACATGGCAATGGTCTTGGTGCCAGCAGACACCACAAACTCCTGCAGCGGAATGCGCCAGGGCCGCAAGTCGCCCCGGTCAGGCCAGTGGTTGAGTGATTCCACTCCCACATTGGTATTGAGCATCTTCGGCCGGGTGGCCTTGTTCGCTCCGAAGAAGGGGCCGAGCCGGATTGCGCCCATGGTCTAGAACCATACCTTGCTTGTGCGCGTGGTGGCGCGGGCAAGCCCTGTCAGCGCATCAGCCTTGGCGTCGGCAATGGCTTCGTTCCACTCACTCAGGGCCAACAAGGCGCCGTTGGGGTCCGAGTAGTCCTTGGCCTTGGCCTTCATCAGCCGGTACAGCGTGCCGGTGGCAATGACCTCTGCGTACTGCGACAAGGCATCGGGCACCGTGTCAGCCGTGATGGATGGCGCCACCGCGCAGTAAGTCACCACCGACAAGCCAGCGGCCTGCGCCGGGCGCAATTCAAAGCCGGTGAAGGTGCCGTAGGCGTAGTTGCTCAAGTGGCCCTGCCTGTCGCGCGCCTTGCCGGTTCCGGGGTCCACAATCTCCACGTCGATGCCGTCCAGCGTCAGTTCCAGCAGCATGCAAACCTGTTGCCCGGCGTCCACATCCCACTCGTAGGCGGTGTTGTTGGCAAAGGTCAGTTGCGCGTCCTGGTACTCGCGCCAGATCAATGACTTTCGGCACAACTCGATGATGGCCAGGCGCGCATTGAACAGCGCCACCACCTCCGGGCAGCCCTTGGCCTTGGGGAGGATGTAGGGCAGCAGGTCGGTCAGTTTCACGATGCGGCGCCGATCGGTTCAGGGGCAAACGGCAGGCGCTGCAGGTTCGGGTTATTGCCCGTCAAGGCCGTGACCTTGGCATTCAATGAACCTGTGAACAGGGCGGTGTAATTGGCCGCAGCCGGTCCGTTGGCGGAAAAAGTCGCGTTCTTCATGAAGGCGCGTGCGCAAACGTAGTTCACCAGGTCATCAATGTGCTCGTCATTGACGCTGATCTTGGTCGTGCTCACGCCACTCACCAGATACAACTCGCTACCCGCCGTGCCCGTGTTCGGGATGGCAATGGGCTGTGCCGTGTAGGCCACTTCGGCCCACTTGTCAGGCGTGGCAGGAACACCCGGCGTCACATAGAAGTAGCGCGGCATGCGCGGGTCGTACATGTAGCCAGTCACTGCCGTTCCCGTGATCGAGTGCCAGCCTGGGTTCTGCGAGTCCATGACCTCGCGGCCATCGGTCAGCAAGCGAATCGAGTTGCCCGGCGTCAAGCCATCGGCGCCCATGTTGCGAATCACATCGAGCACCTGGGTTCCAAGGATCGCCGCAGCCGGTGTCGAACCGTCTCCGGGTTTGCAACTGGCCGCCGCAATGGATTCAATGCTTTGGCGCGTACCTGGGACTAGCTTGATCGCATCGACGCGCGAACTGGCAGCCGGAAGGAACTTGGTGATGGCCAGATGGGCATCATTGAGCCAGTTGACGATTTCCTTCTCGGGCCAGCGTGTGAATTGGGGGCTCACATCCTGCAACAAGGAACTGATGCGCCAGATGGCGTCTTTAACCAGAATGGTGCCTGCCATGGTCGATTACTCCTTGAAGGATTGAACGATCTTGTCGCGGATCGTGTCGCCCTTGGCCTTGGGATGCACCTTGACATCGTTGGCCTTGGCAAACGCATGCAATTCGTCATCGGTGAGGGGGCGCAAGTCAAATTCGATGCCGCTGTCTTCGTCTTTCAGGACGTAAGGCGAGGACTCGGCTGGAACTAGTTCCACTTCGGGCTCACTTTTTACCTCGTCCAGTGGAACTAATTCCACTTTTTCAGTCAACAAAGGCGACACTGGCTCGTCGGCTTGCTCGCCATACAGGCGAAACCCGGTCGGCACTTGCAACAGGCGCGCCACATGGGCCGGGTCTTGCACATCACACACCACATCGCCTTGGGCATTGGGCTGGAACACCAGCACAGCATCAGCAAACGTGTGGGTGTAGGTCTTGTTGCGCCGGTAGGCTTGTACGAGTGCCATGGGAATCTCCTTGTGAACCAAAAACGGGGCAGCGTGTTACAG